AGGAGAGAGGATTCAGGCCCTATTTGCCCTGAAGATATTGAGCGCTTTGAATCGGGAAGGTTTATACACCGAGATGGGTACATGCATTACATATAAGCTGAACTTGACGATTTTTCGTCAGATTATAATTTTTTTTCATATTATTTTTAAGCCATCAGACTGAGAAGTTAGGCGGCTTTATTTTTTATGATATGCTTGATTTTTAACTACCTTTGTCTCATAACAAAAATGTTTTACTATGACATCAACGTGTATTATTAAAAGAGATAATAAAAATAAAGTTGTTTCTGTCTCTACCAGATCAGGGGACAGGTCTATGTTGTTTGATAAAATAGCATCTATTCCCCTTATGGAGAATAGGGAACGGGCTACTACTGTTTTTAAAACCGTATTTTCTAATAAGTTCTTAAAGGCTTTTGGCGACTGGAGAAAGAGAGTGCCTATCAATAAACAGGCCTACAATAAGGTGAAATCCAACATCGATCTTATTCCGGAAGCTTATAGAGAAAGGGTGCTGGATAAGGCTTCTAAGATGAGTAATCCTGTTCTTGTATCAAAATCAGATGCAACTTATGGGATTCAAGAATCAGGCTTCGGATTCTATAGCCAAGATCTGGGTGATAATATTATGTTGGTGGATGTTATGGTTCCGTCAAGTATTTCCGTACCGGAAGGACCTGGAATAGACGCCGGGCAGTATTTACAAGATGCTATATCTTCGGACTTCACTCCCGTATCTATGGTACAGGATAAGGGTGTTAATTATATGGTTATAAAAGACGGTCTTAAGATATTTAGCCCAGAAGAGTTACCACAGACAGATTCTAATCCTGTGGGTGTAACGTATCAGACCGGAGAGCCTCGTTTGTTTTTCATGAACGATCGTAATCAATTATTTGAAGATTACGGAGAAGCTCTTCGCTCTGGCGGGAATGATATTAGAATAGGATTCTTATCAGGCACCGTTCAAGAATCTGCCTGGGATGGCGTGGCAGACATTACTTACAAAGCTGGAAGGTATGTTCTTAATAATCCCAAATCTTTTATACCGGTCATGACCGCTTCTGCTTCTACTTCTTTATCAACAAAAGGTGGTATAATTAACTACCTTATAAAGAAAGGTCTTTTGTCCGGATCTAAGATATTCGATCCTGAAACAAGAAGCTATTATCTTACAGGAGAAGGTCATACAGGACAAATTAGACTTTTCAATTCAGCCTTATCCTACACCGAGCTCCGTAATCATTTTGGTTCAGATGTTTCCATGAACGACCAAGGTATGATAACCATAAGCTCGTTGGATAATAGTAAGGTAACTATGAGGCTCGCCACCGGAGGAACGGAAAGGGTTAGCAAAGAGCAGATAAAGAACGATCTAAAGTCAGGAAGATACAATGAATTGGACGCCAAGTACGATCATTTTGATGCGCTTGTAGTTTCATTCATATTAGAAGACAACGATCTTTATGCTGATACTAAAGCTAAGATCGTATCAGATTATAGCAGGCAGGAACGTGATCAACGAAATTCTATTGTCGAGATACTGAAAACTCTTGGCGTTAGTGTCATAGGTATGACCGACTATATAGAGAAGTACCAAACCAAATACGGGCATGAACCTTCTGCTAAGGCATTGGCGGATATTGCCAATAACGTAATAGCAGTTGGTGAAGATGCTACTTTATCTGATTTAGTAGAAGAAACAGCCCACTTCCTTGTAGAGGCATACAGAGATCAGAATGCTGTTGAGGCTGTTCTGCAAGATGTAGAAGGTACGGAAGAGTGGAACCAGTATGCAGGTCAGTATTATAATACATACGGTAAGGTATATGAAGGAGCTGAGCTTGATAATGCTGTTAGGAGAGAAATTCTTGGAAAGATCCTCGCCAGGGAGATGCAGACCGGCACAGCACAGGCGCCGGTAGAGCCCACCTCCTTCCTGGGGCGCGTCCGGCAGCTTCTCTCTGGAATCGTAAGCTGGCTTAAATCAGCTTTATCAACCCAAAGACAGGATTTGAATAACGTTATTAAAAACATTCGTGATCTTGCCATTACTGACATAGATAAAGGATTTGACACCTCTCTGTTAAAGGATAATGACTTTACATTATACTCCCTTTCTTCTATGAACAAGAACAAGTTTCTTGAGTCTAAGATCCGGGCATTGAGAAAAACCTTAAGAGACTTACGTCAGATAAGCTCTGATAGGGCTGTAACTACGTCTATGACCCTTGCGCAGCTTAAGACTATAGAAGATAAGATAAATAAGGTAGAGACCGAAATAGACAAGAATGAGATGGCGGCTGCCATGAACAGCATGATCTCCACAGCCGAAGCTCAGGTCAGATACTTAAGTAATGTGGTGAACACCATCCTTCATGGTGATACCAAAGACGGTAAACTTCACTTCAATACCAATGATCGAAAGAACGTAGATATTATCAACAATCAGGTTCTTCCGATCATGAACGATCTTCGAGGATATATCCGTAATAGAAGTACCGAATTTGATGAACGTGAAAAGCAGGATTATACAAATAGGATCAATACCGTCATTGCCGACATCAATGGTATTCAGTCTGATATTAAATCAGTACAAGACCTTGATGAAAGTACGTTGCTTGATAAGTTAATGAACGAACTTCATGTGCCGGCAGATAAGGTAAAGAGAGTAAAAGAATTTTTTGACAAGGTTCAACATGATGTTTCTTGGATAAGTAGGTGGTTCGGTATATTAGAGCATTCTTCCAGTCCGTTCAATAACGCTCTTGGAGCTATGATTGCCAAAGACAATTACAATGCGATGGTGAATGCCCAGCCCGCCATATCCGACTTCCTGGCATATGCGAAAAAGCATGGTTTTAACAAATCTGAATTTGAAAAACTGCTTCAGAAAGTAGACGGCAAAACTTCTAATTACCTTCGTAGTGCTCTTGATATGGCTAAATACGATCGTAATAAGAAGCTGGCGCAGATGCGAGCGTTTGCGACTGCCATGAACATAGAGATATCAGAAAAAGAAATTGGTGATGTGGTTGACAATAACCGTAATTACGTATTTAAAAGAGAAGTAGTTGACAAGGATGGAAATACGGTTACTGAAAACGCTAAATTCAAACCATCGTCTGATAGGGTTAATACCGATATTTTTACCATCGAGCAGGAAAAGATCTATACAGAGCAGATGGAAAAGTGGGATGCTGAAAATTCGGAACTGGAATTTAGCGAAGGTTATGCCACAAGAATGGAATCCATATACAAAAAGGCTGAAGAAGAATTAGGGTATCCGGTTTCTCAAACAACCAAAGAATATCTTAATGCCCTATCCCGGCAAAAACGGATATTGAGGCAGCCTTTTATTGATAGCGGTGGTAATTTTGATGAGGTTGCCTATTTTAAAAGCAGCAATTACGAAGAAGAAGGACTGCTTCGTAAACAACGTAAGGAAGCAGCTTCAGAATACATATATGTAGGAACCAGGAGAGTGGAAAAAACCGGCGACCAACTTAAGATGGCCAAAGAAATACAAGCCATAAATGAAGTTTGGAGAAAAGAATCAAATAATGCCACTAATGCCGTATCAGAATCGTTTTTGCAAAAATTAAGAACGATTCAGAGCGAGTCTGGAGGAGAAGCTGCGCTGAAGACGCTTATGTTGGGGGGTCACCTGTCATTCAACGATCGGTTTTGGAATGACGTAGAATCGGAACAGTCGGCGCGTACCGAATCAAATAACAAGGCTTCGTATCTTAAAATGGCGCATGATATCATTAGTTCTACGACAAGTGATAGAGATGCGACTGACGTGGACTCGATTGTAAAAGATATAGAAAAAAATAAGGCCATTATCAAGGAAATAATCGGAAACAATCGCGATGTGGCTGATATCGGAGAAATTAACGAAGCGACATTTACCTCATCTGAAAGAGATGCTTTTAGGGCCGCATCTGAAGCTATTGAAGCCGATTACGCTATCTTAATAGATTATGCTAAGATGGTGGGTCTTGAAGATATTGATAAGTACCTTACTAAAAGCAGTAAGGCTGAAAACGAAGTAAATCAGTCTTATTTAAATGCTCTTGCTGACTCCAAGGAAGTGGAATGGAAGTTCGTACAACGTCATACTACGGCGAAGAAAGCAAAAAGGATTCAGGCTTTAAGGGATAAGCTGTTTAAGGCTGCTGATAACCGATATCTGTTTACCGTATCTGAAACCAACTACCTGTCAGAAAAGCTTGGTATAAGCAAAGAATTAGACGGTAGAGATTTCAGGAATGCTGTTAATGCTAAGATGGCCAGCTTATTTTTAAATAATACAAGAGAAGAGGGTATAGAAGCTGACATAAAAGCGGGCATAGAAGAAGCTAATGCTATTGTTAATGAATTTGCCAGGAGCCAGGTTTTTTCGTACTATAAACGCATGGCGCCTACCGGATATGCGGCCATGATCGACAAAATCGGTCGAGGTGAGATAGATGTGGCGCAGATGGTTAAGGACGTACAAAACGGTACATCCACCCAAGATTATGGCATGGACATATCGTACCTTTCTTTCGACCCTGCAAGGGCATGGGTGGCTGAATCTGAAGCCGAAAATAGCGGCCGTAATCCTGATTATGTAAAAGATCATGGGTATGGTCATCGCATGCCTAAGAAAAGCCTGTATCGTGACGAATCGTATTTCAATGACTTTGGTATCAAGTATGATGCTGACGGTAATGAAGTTGCTACTAAAAACGTAGATCAGTGGAATATGATTCAAAAACTCAAGGAAATAAAAAGACAATCACTTGATCTATACAAAGAGCAGAGCCCGAACCTGTATGCTATTCCACAGATATCAAAACAAGATATAGAACGTATAGAAGGATTGGGTATTAACTTCAAAAATACGGTTCGTAATTTTGTATCAGATCTGTGCCTGGACAGAGTAGACGATTCTTTATACGGTAAAACCAGACAAGGGGAAGTATATGATCCGGAAGACAGACTTAGGTCTATACCCAAATACTACATATATGAATTGGAGAACCAAGATGATGTATCTCACGATTTTGGCTACTCTTATTCTATGCTTATGATGCAGTCATCGTTATATAACGAAAAGCAGAAGTCTATAGAGCTTGCCCAAGGACTGGAGCAGATGTTACTGAATAAACAATTTGAAGGCGGTAAGAAGGCTGAAGCAACCCAAGCATATCAGATGTTCAGGGACTTCTTCAACGATCATTATTATGGCATTAGGATGAACACCAAAAAACTTACGGTGAACATCGGAGGATATACGGTAGACCTTACAAGAATTATGATGGCTGTTGAAAGATTTATGTCGGTCATGAACTTGGCACTGTCTCCGTTTGTGGCAGCTACCGGCGCCCTGACAGGTCATATCAACCTCATCATGGAATCTGCCGTAGGACAGTATATAAGCAAAGACTCCCTTAAATACGCATCGGCTGAATTTTCACGCCTTGCTCCATCTTGTATAGCAGAAACCGGAGACATAGATAGGAAAAGCAAATTATATGTCATAGGTGAGAGAATGGGGATATTCAATATCCGAAATCGTATGTATGGTGCCGGATACAATAGAGTGGCCAGGACCTTAATGCGTTCACCTATGTATGCTTTTATGGAAATCCTGAACTACCCTCTTGATCCGCAGGTTATGATTGCTACTATGGACAATGTTCGTTATTACAAAGGCCGGTTCTACACGTTCCAAGATTTCAAGATGGAAAAAGAACGCAATAAAGAACAGAGTACCATAAAAAGAGAATGGAATGCATTAAAAGATCGTACTTTATGGAGTATGGTAGATGTCGTGGATGGGAAGGTGGTTGTAAAGCCCGGATCAGGTGTTACTGTTGAGGAAGTTGAAACCCAGATGGCTATAACCAGGAATCAAGTCCGTAGCTTGTCGCAGATATGTAACGGATCTTTGAATGAAGAAAATCGAACTGCCGCATCGCGCAACTGGATAGCCAGGTTCATGACCGCCCACCGAGGATGGTTGGTGCTGGCGGCTCAACGCCTGTGGAAAAGACGTGGCTTCAATTTCCAAACAATGCAAGAAGAGGAAGGGTTGTCAATTACGTTAAAGAATATGATAGCCAAAACATTTAGCTTAGCTTCCGAGTCTGGTATGAAAAACATCATAGATGCCTGGAACGAAAATAAAGATAATATGAATGAGGTAGAGAAAACCAATATAAAACGCCTCAGTGTCTATGCCGGCACGTTCCTTATCATGCAAGCCGTATCCATGCTTCTTGCCGGATGGCGTGATGATGATGAAAACGAAGAAAGTTGGCTTACTCAATTTGGATCCTATGTCGGATTCAGAACCATAAACGAAATAGCTTCACAGATGCCGTTTATTATGGAGCTTAACGTTGTAGATATCATTAACGACCCGTTTGTCATGGGGCGGAAGTTGAAGGATCTTACTGATCTTAGGAATTACTCACTTGATAAAGTAACATCCGGCACATACAAAGGAGAGTTTAAGTTATTTAGGCAACTCGCCAAACAGACGTTTATCAAACAATGGTATAACATCAAGACGCCGGAAGACATAGCGCGCGCCTATAATTGGTGGCAGCAGACAAACAACAAGTCAATGATGTTCTTCATCGGCGCCACTCCTGATTCGGAAGGAGACGATGATGTTAGTTACAAATAGACGAAGAATATCGGACTTGCATTGTTTTTGTATGATTCCAATATGTTATATTAGCATCGTCAAAGAGTAGATTGTACGTTTTTTGTTCTTACTTGAAAGATTATGTAGGTTAAATTTTTTCTGAAATTGTTTTCTTACCGGTTCTCAGTCAAAGATGATAGGGAACCGGTTTCTTTTATGTTGTCAATTATTGCTATCTTGCAAACAAAAATCATGAGACGAATATTTCAAATAGGGATGGGGGTAAATCCCTCGCTTATAATCAATAAAGGCATATACATCCAACATGTAGATGGAGGATTATATACAAAAGAAAATTGGTCTAATAAAGGATATTCCAATGATCTATGCAGATGGGTTTACGCTAAGAACAACCAATAGGATTATTAGAACCTTTTTAATAACAAGATTTACTCCACCTGCTGCTATATACGGTGTAAACTTTAGTGATCCTATTGTCCTTAATTATGATAGTTACCAATATAAGATGCCAGATCTTGTAATTGATGGACCTCATGATAGAATAGTTAGGGCAGATCCTAATTTTACTTGGGCTGTAAGATGTACAGATGCCGACTTTACACCTTTGCCATATCCAGAATCATGGTCTGGCCAAGGTGTAAAGTCTATGTTCTTATCAAAAATAGATCGTCTTGTTCCTGGTGATCATCATGTATCATATACAGCTTATATTAAATTGGACTTGATAGATGATGGCGGAAGTAAAGTTCATACTGAATATCTGATATTAAAAAAAACACTTAATTTTACGATATGACAACAATCCCCAACCGTACGCCTATTGTATGGTTGGGGATTGTTGTAGTTACCATCTTTTCTTGTATAAGCAGAACATGAAATAAGTTTCTAAGCATTAACTTCATGACCTCCCCTATCTGTGAAAACTAAACCAATACCTTCTATGATATGTCCTACTACAGGAGCTTTGTCAAATTCCTCCTTCGTAGCCCAAGTAGCATTATCAGGCATAAGATCCTTGAATGCGTCCGAAACATCACCTTGACACCAGCAGTTATTTGATGTAACAATGCCTTTCCCTTCGATATTGATATACATTTTTCTTCCACCACATCCAAGGCTGTTCCATCCGCTCGGTACGTTTTCCACCATAGGCTTAAGCACCCAGCTTTCACCGTCTATCCTAACCCATCCAGGATCGTCTTTGTGCTTGTCGTACATATTTTGCCAAAAAGAGCATTCGTAGCACCATCCCCTGTCTTCCATGACCGTTCTTATCTCACACCTTTCAAATCCATCTGCATCCATCGTGTGCGGAGAATGAGGCTGGTGAGGGGTGCCACATTTTGGACATACGAGTTTTAAATTATTTTTCATATTATTTCACTTTTACGATTTTAATAGAATCTCCTATATTGTATTCCCCTTGGTATCCAACGAATTTTATAAGCCTACTATTATAAAATATTGAAATTTTTTCGTCTTTACCATAATATATTATACATCCATCTTCTAAAGGACATAGATCATATATAACCCATCCGTTATTAACCCGACTATCATCATGCGAACATGATGATAACACAAGTGCCATCAATAAAACAAAATACTTCATATTATTTTCAACATAAAAATTTGTAACCTGGTTTTACAGCCTCAGCTTCTTCTCTCGTATCAAACATTAAGGTAGTGACAGCTCCTATGCCATAACAAACGTAAGATACTTCCACCCACCACCTAAAAATCCCAGAGCCATAATCATCATAGTACGGCTCGGAAAGAATCTCTTCTACATACCCATCCAAATAATTCACGATCGCTCCTCCTTGTTTTTAGATTCTGCCTCTTCGAGTATGCTAATTACTTTATCGACAATATCTGAATCGGACATCTTCTCAATAAAAACATCCATCGCCTTAGTTATGTCATTGGCTTCTTTTTCCTCAAGAGCTATTTCTCCACCGGTAATAGCATCAGATAATGATGTAGATAAGTGTCTTATTTTATCAATGCTCATAAACGTAAATGGATTACCACCCCAGCCACCACCCATTTCTTTCATGATCTGATATCCACCTGAAATAAGTCTGCCTGATGTCATGGCCAAGGAGGATACGATTAGGGACAGTACCGCCGCTTCCGTCCGCTCCTCGGACACGCCCTTCGACCACACGGCTGCCCTTATAGCGCCGGCCAGGTCGTCTATGTATGGCATGAGACAATCTTCCATCGCTTGTGTTATATCAGCAATAACCTCACTACGTTCTTTGTTTATGTAATATATAGAGGCATTGTATCTTTTTATCTCTTTGTCCATCTCATTTAAAAGACGCTTGATATTGTGCTTATACATAGGACTGGTTTTAATTACCTCCTTTAGCTTAAGAATGTAATTATAAGCCTGGTCGTTTACAAATAATGTCATGGTCTCAACCGTCGAATGAAGCGTGTTAAGACTGTTAAGAATCTTATCGAAATTGTTTATCAAATAAGCTCTTCTGGCTTTTGCCCCGTAATTAATCATCGCATTCAAATTTTAGATTTTCAAGTTTATTCAATTGTTTCTTAATAGATTCGATCAGGTGCGCTCTCCGTTCCTCTGCATGTTTTAAAGCTTCTTCTTTGCTCTCAAAAGCATCCATTCCTATTTCATAAGGAGTGAACCTATCAGGGATGTCGGCTAACAAAAGACCACCATACTCTTCTATTTTAGCTTTTACTTTTCTTATTATACCGTCTCTCAGGCACGCATCCGTAACCCATATAAATCTATCACATTCTTCTAATTCCCTTTCGTACAATTCATACCATTCCGGCTTAGGGAATCTTAATGTGAATCTAATTTCGGTATCTTTCTCTAAGACATTAATATCATACGCCTCCGGCCACAGTTCTTTTATGCTGTCTTCATCTTCAGCATACGCCACCAATACAAATGAATTACTGGATTCTGCACTACACCAATATGGATATTTTATAGGCCATTTGACCGGACGGTAATCGTTATCGCAGTCGTCTTTTCTAATATAAAATCTTGCTCTGATCATGTTATTCTACTTTTTTGATTTCACTTAAATCGCCTTCATACACCAAATAAGATCCTCTTCCAGGTCTTCCTTCTTTATTAACTTCCTGGATTGTAAATATAACTGTTCCAGTATTCATGATTTGAACGCTCTTGAAGAAACCAACAAGAGGTGCTTTCGAACGTTTGTAAAGAACGTTCACTTTATCCCCCTTCTTGAATCCATAAACAGAATCGAAATATTCCTTTTTAATTCTTTCAATATTACTTCTGTGTTTGTTCATTGCATCAAGCTCTGTGTCTAACAGTTGAATCATTTGTTCTTTTGTCATTTCTTTTCCTCCTTATTTAATGGTATTAACCCTTTCCCGTGCTTATCATACCATAGCATAGCTATACAGTTCCACGCACATTGTGCAAGATGAAAACACCCTGTATCTGAATCTATTCTTTCTCCTTTCATGTATTCCATTAGGTGTCTGGCAGCCGCAGCACGATACCGTTCAAAGCCGTTATCAAGATTCTGCCAATTGTTAGGTCCGTACTTCTTTGCGCCAGCATGATAGACTCTTACAATGTCTTCAATCTCTTCCATAGGAAGTAAATCCCATCGTAGTTTGTCGTCTATGATGTCATTTTTCACCGATTTGTTTTCTATGGGGTCTTTGGTAAGAATAATACCCATAATATCCGTTTCTATAACGAACGTCTCCCCATTGCAACAAACCTCAGCATATTTATCATTTACTTCTATGTCTGATACTGCCTCCGCTATAGCTCCTTTGGCGACTTTAAATTCGGCACTGATTATATCATCTTTCAATATGCGAAAAATAGATCCTTTTGGATAAAGGATATTTTTAGTATTATCATCCATCTTTTCCATTGTTTTATCGTTGTTTTACCTCATTTCGATAGTAATATAATCCATCTTCGTCTTATACCCTATCATTTCTGTTTTTCTCAAAATACTGTCTTACGGCTTCAATCGCCTTATCGTCATCAAAAGCCTCTACAAACCCCTCATAGAATCTATTTCGCTCCATAGAGAACGTATTGCTTCCATCCGGAATGGTTCTGAACACAACTACCTTCTCTCCATCCACGTTCGTTCCTATGATGTTGTTATGGAGAATAATAGAATACCGCCCAGAGTTTTTGTTCTGGACGACACTATGTTCGAGATTGTAGAGTCTAAGTAGTTCTCTTATTTCTTTTACTCCCATATTATTTTACGTTTTTAGAAGTTACAGCCTCTTCTCCCCATTTCTTTACATATATAGACCTCATCATGTTCATTAAATTAGAGAAAGAAGAGATGGTTCCCATCTCTATGCAGAATGCAAGATTAGACTGTAGGGTTTCAAGTTCTTTCAACTGCTCCTGTGTAGCCCTATTTCTTATCATGCTTTCATGCTCATTAAATACAATCCAATTTAAACCTTTAGCCATCTTGGAGTAATCGGCATCCGGAAATCTTGATATAGCTCTTGATAAGACATTGTATTTATCACCTGCCTCTATTCGGTTTAAGATAAGCTTATCTGTTAACCACGTAACAACCTCAGCATACAACATAGGGTTTAGTTCCATAGCTACAAGCACCCATATATATGGATTACACATAGTTCTCCTATTCTCTCCTCTACCCATTGTCTTATAAGCTCCCATTTTTTTCATCACTTTTATAAGTGACTCTTTTTCAACAGATTGTATAAAACCAGGAAATCCTGATTCTATCTTATATCCTTGTTTTTCAAGGATATAGTAAACACGTTCCGCACTCTCCTTATTAGATAGGATATTTTCTATTCTCTTTTCATTCCACCCCATCTCAACCCTCTTCTTCGTATAGGCTTCCTGAAGGTTTGTTAAGGACATAAACGAAGTTTTAGTGTCCTACTTAATTATTACGCCAAATAATTCTCGGTCTTTTGATACCATTGTAACATTTGTTTTCATAAAATATAACACATAAAAAAATAATACGATACAAAAATATGTATCGTATTATATCTATACAAATATATTGTGTTAAATTTTATGGTTGTATTTTTATATTATGCGCCTATGGCTGCCTCTAAATTTCCTATAATATCAGTTTCTATCTCATCGATTTTATCATCAATGGTTGAAACCGCATTCTCTAAATCCCCTACAATACTTTCCATATCATCAACAACCGCCTCCATATTAGCTACAGCCTCATCTGATTGATAATATCTTTCTGTATCTTGTAACGACTCCGGCATATTGTCTCTTGCTTCTGTCTCCTCGTCTAAAATCATATCAACATCATCCTTGGCTGAATCCAGATTATGCCTGACCTCTGACAGCTTTGATTTGATAAACTCAAGATCTGTTTTATGCTTTTCCAAATTGGAAATAATATCCTCTATTTTCTTACGTCTTTTGCTGTTCATGCTTTTATCCTATTATAATATTCGATAATCTTTTCTTTCCTATCTCCCTGTTTTACTGCCATATTCTCAGCCAAGAACCTAAAATACGACACCGGTATGTCTTTGAATCTAATTCCTTCATATTTTCCAAACCACATTATTATGCTGTCAAGATCGTCCTCTCTCCTACCATCTCCATTTACGGATTTAAGAGAAGCTGCCCGGCGAAGTATTTCGTCTTTGGTAATAATATCTCCCATCCTTATATTGGACAGAAGTTGATCGCCGGCAAACATACACCAGCCCTTAGAAGGGAATTGTTCGATTGTCAAGTCTTCTATCCGGCCGAAACGCCTCATGTTGTCGCAGCAATCAACTATCAGCGCCTCTTTCTTGTCAGGATGGATGCGGACGGCGCGGCCTAATATTTGGTAATAAGTTGAATATGAGAAAGTTGGGCGACCAAACATCACACAATCAAGTTCAGGAAAATCAAATCCGGTAGCAAGCGTTGAATAATTAAACACGACCTTTGACTTACCTTCTTTGAAATCGGATATGATTTGCTCTCTTTTCTTTTTGGTTGTTAGCGATGTTACGACACCGGTTATGGCTCCCATCCTGGCATTCATGAACTCTGATATTCTATTACATGATTCAATAGAATCCATACATACCAAAATAGCCTTCCTCTCGTTCATAAGCTGAAGAAGGCGTTTGTATATGGAGTTGTTTAAGCCATTTCGTACAATACTTTCTTTAATAGATTCGTTGGTGTATTCGGCTCCGGTACTGTTTAACATCAGAGCCGATTCATCAAACGACCATCGTTCGTACTTAAGTGGACACCAAAACCCTTGAGAGGTTAGTTCTTGTATTTGTGTTACGTGAACTATCTTCTTAAAGAAATTATGCTCGTCTTTCGTCAGCATATTAAGTTTGCTGTAGTTCCCTTCCAGCATAGAACTGTAGGTCCGGAGGCGGCAGGGCGTGGCAGTGAAGCCCAGTACCTTCGCCTCTGGGAACTCGTTCATAAACTCCATAAATTCAGAACCTTCTTCTGGGGAATATCCTGAATGACATTCGTCTATCAATAAGGTATCTATCCCTATATCCTTCAACCTCGCTATATCCTTCTTGATACTTTTCAATGTAGCATAAGTCATAGCTGACAGCTCCTTTACGCCACATGAAGCAGAATATATAGTAGGCTCAGAACCGAACGATATAGCTTTTGCATAATTTTGTTCCAGAATCTCTTTTGAAGGTTGCAACACTAATGTCGGTCTATTAATCTCATGCGCTATCTTGGATATCAGGAGGCTCTTTCCACATCCACATGGAGCTACTATTATGCCGGGCTTTCTTGACCTCCCTGTAAGAAACTTAAGCCCGGCATCTACCGCCTCTTTTTGGTAAGGTCTAAGTTCAAAGCCCACTGCAATCAATATTATAATTTTGTGCGTAAAATCTTATTTCTTTTACCATTATTTTTCTTGCTATTTCTATATCGTCTTCATCCAAGCATATATTACATTCTACATAATCGGGATACGATATAGTATTTGCATCTCCTATCGTGTATGCGCAACAATAATCAAACTCCGGCTCTTTAGCTACAGGAATAAAATCTTTATCATCCGCCTCGGATAAAGCGCAATACTCAGCTTCTGTTTCACACAATACAGTCAATTTTTCAACTTTTATAGTTAGATTATTATCTTCGTAATGACCACTATAAAGCCATAACTCCTTCCCCTTGTTTTTGTAGAAGTCATCCAGTCTTTCCTTGATACTTTTCGCTTTTTTGATTTCAATCTTTTCCATGACATTTTTTTTAATTAGTTATTAAAATATATCTTTTAACAATATCTTCAAGCTCCATAGAAAATAATAAAGTTGGGCTTTTTCCGTACTCGTACAGAGCGTACCCTTCCTTTATGTCTAATATCTTAATCACATGCTTGCCTCTTTCAAATGGATCCATGAAGTAACCTTTGTATTCGTATCTTTGACCGACTTTTATCTTGTCGGTTTTCTTCTTCATCTTATACCGATCTATCGACCTGCTTATTTTTATAAGAGCCGTTACAAACAGGTATGATAATAAAAAGACCGCTGCTCCTGCTATCAATGCTTCTTTCATTGGATTTCTTTTAAGTAGTTAAACCAAATAGCTTCAAGTTTCTCCTGGAACTCAAACGCCTTTTTAAAATTTCCGCACCGTACCGCCACATTCCTCATCTCTTCAAGATATATGACTTCCGGATCTTGCCGGTATTTTGTTCTTAACTTTTGAACGTCCTCGTATTTCATCGATTTATCTTTTTAGACGGATCCCAATCTGAAGAGAAAGGGCATTCGTTTTTGTTATGTAATCCAAAGTCACAATAATAACACAGTGCCGACGGGCAGGGTAGCTTGTTTTGCGAAACAGGCTGGCTTAGGGTGGCACGCCGCTTGCTATACCTGGCTCCTTCTGCTCCCTGGATGTACGCTTGAAATGATTTTACACTATTATCTTCAAAATCATACATTTTAGATAAAGTGTCATTTAGCATCTCTATAGATTTTGTTTTACGTTCCTCATCCACCTTAACCTTTTGGTACTGCCTGGTTCTGGTAAAGAAATAGATGTTCATATCTGGTAGAACCCCACCATATTTTCTATAGATGTAAAACGAATATATAGGATGCTGTAAATTCGTTTCCAACTTCTTAGAATCAAAAACCTTATTCCCTGATTTCCAATCTATGACATAATGGTGAATTACGTTCTTGCTCTTTATAGCCAGATGAAGGTCTACTGATCCTACTATGTACACATGGGTATGAATTACCCCATTTATGTCAACTGGCTTAGGAAGGCGGTACGGCAGCACAAAATCTTCTTCGACTCCAACTATAGCGCTGTGTCTGATAAGTTTCTCACAAGGATTAAGATCACTATCAGCTATCATAAACCTATTGCCGTCTTTTTCAAACAGATCCACAATCCAAGCAAGAAGCTCCCCAGATTGTTTCATGGCTATCATCATATTTTCCGGTGATTGCCAAGGTATGTCTTCTTGGTAAGCATAGTAACTTATTGCTTCTCCAAGGTCTTTGCCAGAAGGCTGCCTTCCGTTCTTGAAGAAGTATTCCAGTGTCTTATGAATAACCGTACCATAAGACGTAGCTTCTTGTTTTTCTGTAGACCTTTTGCCCTCTACGTAAGTCTTATACCATTTCATTGGACAAGTAAGAAACGTATCTATCTGGGAATAAGATATGGCAAGGCGTTTCACACCATTAAACTCCTTATATAGCAAATGCGTTTCCGGGACCATCATAAGTCATTGTCTTTAAATCCTTCCGGGTAATATACGACATACTTCTTACCGTCTTCTGGTGTCATGGCAAACTGCATGTAGTTATTACGATTACGATGCTTGCCATCTAATCCTCGCTTCCAATACAGGATGCCGTCTATATCCACATAAGACCGTCCGCGTTCGGCTCTAACTACGTCCGTGTGTAGCAGATACCCGTCGGAAGACACAATCCACACTTTATCCCCTTTGTTTAAATAAGATATTCTTTTTCTTACAACAACCTTTTTCTTATTATCCAATACAAATTCCTCATCAGTCATACTCTTCATCCTCCTCTTCTTCTGTTTCAAAATCAATTCCATAACACTGATCATAATGATCGGTCAGTTCTTCTGGTTCTAAATCTTGTCCAAAATCCATGTTAAAAATATCGTAATTAGTAAAGCACTTAAAAGCACTATCCCCGCCGGCAGGAAATCTATGAATGCTGCTTTTATTTCTTCAATTAGGCCCAAGTGTAACCTTGGGCCATTGTATTTATTTTTTGTCATCTCCTTTTAACTTCTTTAAAGTATCTGCAATCGGAAGCTGATCAATGACTCCCAATGTCGGAGCGACGGTCTTAACAACATTGTTAAGAAAATTACCGGTACTGTTCTGACCGCCGTCAAATACCGTGATATTTCCGAGGTTAATGTGCTCAAATGCCTTAACCTGTTCTCCGGCAATTTCTTTCTTCATCTGAATAGCTTTTGCCTCTGCCTCAGCTTTTGCCAAATGTGCTGCCGCCTCAGCTTCAGCCCGGCGTTTGATTTTCTCTGCCTCAGCATCAGCTTGTAAGATGGCCTCTTCCTTCTGGGTTTCAGCCGGCACAATCTTTTCAGCCTTAAGTGCAGCCTGAACTTTCTTAGCCTTAGCTTCTTCCACTTCTTTGTCGGCAAGCTCTTTTGCTGTTTTTACAGCCGCTTCCGATTTAACTTTTTCTTCTCCGGCCTTCTTCTCTGATTGAGCTTTGATGATCTGTAGTTCTGATACTGACACAGCAACCTCCTTCTGGGCATTGTTGTATCCTATAGACGCATTTTTCTCAGCCTCAGCCTTCTTAATCTGAGCTTCAGAGTCTTGTATTGCTATAGCTGCTTCCTTGTCAGCTTCAGCCTTATTCTTTCCGACTTCTTCCATCCTTTCAGCCTCGGCTTTATTTACTTCAAGTTCTGCCTTAGATCTTACGATCGCCGATTCCTTGTCGGTTAAAGTTTTTGCGATAACCGCAGCCCTGTCTCTATCCGCTTGAGCTACACCGATCTGTTTCTCTTTATCGGTTAAAGCCAAGGCTATTTCTTTTTCTTTCTTCGTTTCAGCTACTATTGTCTCCTTTTCTTTTTCAGTACAAGCAATTTGAATCTCTTGCTCTTTTTTGGTATTAGCCACAGCCGTTTCTTTTTCCTTCTGCTGTACAGCAATCTTAATAGCACCCAGCTTCTCCTGTTCTTCGATATTAGCCTGTGCCTCGTTCAGAGCCCTACTTTCAGCCTCCTTACCAAGATTCATGATATAACCAGCTTCGTCTCTAATGTCACTGATGTTGATGTTCAGGAGGTAAAGACCTAACTTGTTAAGCTCGTTATCAATGTTCTTTCTTGCCTTATCCAAAAACTCATCCCTGTCAGAATTAAGTTTTTCGATTGTCATTTCAGCAATAATCAAACGCATCTGACCGTAAACGATGTCCGTAATAAGATTTTCAGTAGATTCGGTATCCATTCCCAAAAGTCTTTCTGCCGCATTTTGCATGATCTCTGGATTTGTACTGATAGCTACTGTAATAGTCGTAGGTACATCTACTCTAATATTCTGAGATGACAAAGCACCGGTAAGCTTGCAATCTATTTGCATAGGCTCCATTGACAAAACATCATAGCTTTGAATAATAGGTAAGACAAATGCCGCTCCACCATGATATAATTTCGCCGACTTCTTTTCCCCACCTGTCTTACCATAAACGACCAAGACCTGATTAGGCTTACATCTACGATACCTTGATAAGACTCCGATGATTGTCAAAATAATCACTACAGCTAAGATAGCTGGCACGTACATGATTGTTGTCATAACTTTTAAAATTTAATTGTTGATAAAAAAATTAGATACTTAATTCTCCTTCTTCATATTTTATATTCACCTTATCACCGTTTTTGTAAGTTTTTCCAGACAAGCATCTTACTCTCATTTGCTCTTGTCTTCCATTTTTCAAAATATTTACCATATAATGATTCTTCCCTGATCTAAATACTATCTCCACCTCTCTGCCATTCAAATCTTCCGGATATCTTTCTGATTCTTACTTTTTCCATTGCTTTCTAATTTTGTTAAATAAATACGTTTTTATGTTTTTCAATCGCTCTTTGTCTGTTTCAGAACTTCCGGTAAACAAATAATCCGGATTGCCTTTAGCCGGCGGCGTAGGCAATTTAGATACGGCAAACAACCAATCCATTTCCTTATTCTTCTTAGACTCCAAATAAGGCTCGGTAGCGATCTTAAATTTGTCAGCTATTAAGTCAAAGAGCTTTGAATTTTTAAGGTTCATATGGACTGAAAAAGCCTGATAAGGCGGTTTCCATATAAAGTTACATAAGCTCATTGTATAATCTCCTGACTCTGTTATATAAGATTCCGTTACCTGAAGTATGACCTCTTTCTTGAATGAGGTGTTACCCATAAACCAACATAATCTAGATTCCGCTTCTTTTCTACTGACACCTATGTCTTTTGAATATGATTCGTACATTCCTATCATAATCTTCAACGTTTCCAGAACCTCGTCTGTCATCTCTGGTGTCTCTATATAATTCACAAAAGACGTTCCTTTGTTGGTCAATCTCATCACGCCTGATTTTAATTTCTCAACCAGGCCAAGCTCTATATATCTACCAGCATCTTCTTCCGGCATGGCTTCGATCATAACCGAATCCTTCTGTCTTATGGCAAGAAGATTGGCAAGATCATTAGGAGTCATGTCTGATGCTGCAAGTTGTCTGAAATTGATGTACATTCTTAATCAGCTTTAATGAAAATAACATTCTTGTTATCTTGTCTATCAATATGTTCACATGGACCAATAATCATGTCTGTACATGAACAATAATTGTATTTTTCGAATATACACCTATCGCATGTATCACCTTCCACACATTTTAATCTTACAAGTCCGGCAGTAAATACTTCTCCTACTTTAAATTCCTTCTTTTCCATATTCCCTCCTTGTTTTTAACTGTTGTACCCTTCTTTAATAATCGAATTTCTACCGGTAGATACCGACTGGCGAAGATCGTCATGTACAGAATCTACCGTAGAATACTTGTTTCTGGTTGTAAAAATTACTTCCAGCATCTCCTTGTAATCACCTAAAGCTACTTCGTATCTCGGATCTACTTTGGCTTTTCTTTCGGCCTCGGCATTACTTTTGGCCAGCTCTCGGTCGAGGAGGTCTTCTTTGATTCGGTCAGCAATCATATCAAGTTCTTTTTTAATAACTTCTCCTGCTGCCCGAAGTTGACCTTCTACGTCACCAAGCTGGTCTTGGACGGTTCCTATTTCTTTCTTTAGACGATCGTATTCGTTAATCATACCCATATCACCTGCATAGCCGGAAAAGTCCTTGATTATTCTGGTTCCTTCTTTAAGGAGCTCAATGACTCGTCTTTTACGTTCTCTGCTTATTAAAGACGGAAGACGATAATTCATATCCGCCACCGCCTTATCATGTATGGAGTTGATTAAAAACATCTCTCTTTCATCCCCTGCAAATTCAGTAAGAACCAAAAGGAACTTACTTATCAGGTATTCGTTTTCTTCTACTGTCAGTCTCATGGTTCTTATTTTTTTAATACAATGACTGTTCTTCTTTTGTCTCTTGTTCTTGTTCCTGATTGTCCGTAACGTCTTCCACAGTATAGAGCTTGGGCGGCGTCGGCGGCTGGTTGGGGTTCACGAACTTCGTCCCGCCCTCCCCGTACATCCATCCATGTCCCGGCAGTATCTCTGGGTGGATTGTATTAGTAAGCTCTTCCATACTAACCTGTCTTACCTTCAGTATATGATGAAACACCAGTCCGGCTGTCCTGAATGATGTTTTGTTTTCAGTTTTAAACCTATCAAGAGTCTGATACCAGTCTTTCCCAAATATCATATACTTATCCAGCCCGTACCTACGAGGATTGTGCAAACCTATCATTAACGTACATAACTGACCCAGCGTATCAGACTGGTAAAAATCAGAAAGACGCGGAGGCTGCTCTTGTGGGCTTTTTATCCTTCCTTCTATCTCTCTGTTGAATTGGGATATGATGAGGAAAAATATGTTTTTATATACTAATTTAGCTTCGTTCATAACCGCCACCAAATCATCTATAGCCGACTTAGGATCTAACCCCATTCTTTTTATCAAAGCAATATGATCGACTTTAAATATTATAAGACGTTTGTCTTTGTGTTTGGTAGCTATATGATACACAGCCGCCTCAAACTCTTTTACCGTACACGGAGCATCGATGTATATTATATTATTCCTGATTTCACCTTGAAGGATTTCAAACATCCTCATCTCTTCTACTGTATTAGACTCTTGCCTTCTTAATATTTCAGGAGCTCGCTTTTTCATATCCTGGCTCATTCTGCGAAGAAGAAGATCTTGAGGATTCATTTCGAACTCGCAATTAACAAGAAAATAATCTTCTGCTTGCGGGTTGATCATCGGATTCATCACATTTTCCAATATCTTTTGGGCCACATACGATTTACCTACAGATGGCCGGGCTCCTATGGCAATAGCGTGCTGAGGAAAAATACCTCCAAGCAAAGCCTCATCAATATAATCGTATCCGGTTTTAGCGGGGATAAGCTCTCCCCGCCTGTATCTCAAGATATTCTCATACGCCTCTTCCATAACCTGTTTAGAGGTCTTGAATATCCTTCTTATATCTATTTTATTTTTCAGATCCTCTTGCATTTTTGTCACCTTTCGTATCCGATTTGGATCCCCTATTAGCTTTTACTGATTTATACCTAAGACCGTTCTTGGTATGAGAACAATCCTTTCCTTTTCTCCAGCCCTTACCCTTCTTCTTGTCCGTTTCGTAGTTTTTACGACCAAGCTCTCGGCGTTTGGCTTTCTGTTCCGGTCTGGCATTTATCTCCTTGTCCTTTTTAGCCTTTTTCTTCCTGGCTTCGGGATGAGTCCTGTAGTACTCTGTCGATCTACCCATGTGCTTATATTTTTTTTGATTAATAATAGCACAAAGATAGGCAATTCACGCCCTTTTTCAACCCTGCCGTAGCTCATATCAGGATCACACCAGACATACCCGTCTTTCTCATCATGAAGATACTCAGGACATCCTCTACATGCGCTACTGCCTGACACTATTTGATTGTTTTTATTAGGGCACTTATCTCCAGGTTTATGCCATTCTATTCTCGAACCTGATCGTTCTTTGTTTACATGACAGAACTGAAAGACTTTTCCCATCGTCTTCTCGCCAAACATACCTATATGTGTGTACTCTTCCGGTATAGAGAGAAATTCAGATAAATCTTTATACATCCTTTTCCGTTCCTCCGGCGTAGACCATAGTCTATCAAGTTCGGCATGGACTCTTATCTTAAGAGACCTCAGTGATGGCCCCGCAAGCCGGCCTTTAGCTTTTCCCTTATTCGGCCCTGATTCATGAACACCGACATAAGCATTGCATGGTTTACACATCATAACCATCCCTAAGCCTTTTCTGCTATATATTTTATCGGCATTGACCAACTCGGTTTCTCTTCCACAATAAGGACAAATTTCGTCTCTTAAAACCCGTTGTTGGTGCTCATTAAGTTCCATACCCTATTCTTTTGTTTTTCTTTAAACTTTTCATACAAACTGCTCTCAGTTTCCATTTCCGAAATCTCTACCTCTACGTCCTCTCTTTTGAAAATTACTTTCTTGGCTGTCGGATACGCACATTTAGAGATACGAATAGCATTACGAATAGCGTAAACAAAATACGTTTCTGGTGATGATTCGATCACCACTACCTCATTTAAAGTGTTTTTATAATTTTCCATATTATCTACTTGCTTTAATTATATAACCCGGATGATCTTCACACGCCTCTTTATATTCGATAAGAAACTTAAGAAATGAATCATAAGACCCCCATCCGTTTTCCGGCTCGTATCTCAAAAGACTTTTTCTCTTGGAGATCATAATACATATACCTTTTGTAAGTACATTCTTCATCTCATTGGTATATATTTCTCTATACAATTCTTCTGGTCTCCAAACATAATCGTACAGCGTTTCTTTATCTTGTTCATGTTGTGGGTGATGTTTGCAACCCATCTACAATCCTCTTCTTTCTTCTTGTTCTTAATATAAACATCCAGGCTCATGATATTTTTCTTTTACCTTGTTACTAATTATCAGATCTGCCACATCATCTCCGTCTCCTACATTTTCAACATTTTGAAGATAGTCCGATACTTTTATCCTTGACTTCATCATCATCCCATCTATCTTTTTACTCCATGTCTCAAATGCTTGTCCTTTGTCCGGAAAAGCTACGGTCTTTCTATCTTTTAAAACATCTATCACTTCCGGCCTTAGATTCTGCAACCCACCGGTAGC